TGGGCCGATTCGTGGTCAATGGCAACTTGGCGAGTACGGCTATGTGGTGTCAGGCAACAGCCTGTATCGGGTCAACAAAAGCTGGGCTGCGACCGAAATCGGGTTCATTGTAGGCACCGAACCAGTCAGCATGGCCGACAATGGCAAGCAGATTTTCATTGCCTGTGACGGCCCCAGCTACATCTACGATACGGTCAAAAACACCCTATCCCTGATCAAAGACCCAGACTTTCCCGGCGCAAACAGCGTCGGGTATCTGGACGGCTACTTCGTGTTTACGCAGCCCAACTCGCAAATGTTGTGGGTTACGGCGCTCTTTGACGGGACGGATATTGACGCGCTGGATTTCGCCAGCGCCGAAGGTTCGCCCGACGATCTGGTCGGTTTGATTGTAGACCACCGCGAGGTCTGGCTGTTTGGCACCAACTCGGTCGAAGTCTGGTACAACGCGGGGACGGCTGACTTTCCGTTGCAGCGCATCCAGGGCGCGTTTAACGAGGTCGGCTGTATTGCCTCGCACTCCATCGCCAAGATGGACAACGGCATTTTTTGGCTAGGCGCGGACGCTCGCGGGCGAGGCATTGTCTATCGAGCAGAAGGATACCGAGCGGTGCGGGTGTCCACCCACGCCGTCGAGTGGCAAATTCAGCAATATGCAACGCTCGCCGACGCAGTAGCCTACACCTACCAGCAAGACGGGCACTCGTTTTACGTTTTGAGTTTCCCCGGCGCGGACACGACCTGGGTGTATGACGCCGCGACGCAGGCATGGACCGAGCGGGCAAGCTGGGACAACGGGCACTTCAAACGGCACTGGGGCGTTAACCAGATGTCGTTTAACGACAAAATCGTCATTGGCGATTACCGCAACGGCAATATATACGCCTTTGACCAAGATGTCTATCAAGACAATGGGCAAATTCAGCGTTGGCTACGCTCATGGCGAGCGTTGCCTTCTGGGCAAAACAACCTAAAACGGTCCGCGCATCATTCGCTACAACTAGATGCCGAAACTGGTCACTGGCTCGCCCCCATCAACACCAGCATCATTTTGGCGACCGAATCCGGCGATCTGCTGATTACTGAAGATTACAACTACCTTACATCTGAAGCGCAGATTGGCGTCAATCCATCGCCAAAATTTATGTTGCGTTGGTCAGATGACGGTGGGCATACTTGGTCAAACGAGCATTGGGCCTCGGGCGGCGCAGTTGGGCAATACTCCAGCCGCGTGATCTGGCGTAGGCTAGGAATGACGCTCAAGTTGCGAGATCGAGTGTACGAAGTGTCGGGCACTGACCCGATCCAAATCGCCATTATGGCGGCTGAACTTTCGGCGTCGCCGACCAATGCTTAACACGCCGATCACCCCGCCGCGCGTGCCGCTCATTGACGAGCGGACGGGTCTGATCGACCGTTCGTGGTATATGTTTTTCTTGTCGCTGTTCAACGCGGCCACAGAAGTCTATGACGCTGATGAAGGAACGCCTAATACTTCGTCGCTAGTTGCATCTTATGACGCCGCTATTCGGGCGTTGGCAAAGGACGTAGAATCGACCCCGCCAACGACGCCCTTCCAGCCTGTCGATGATACCTGGAAGTTGACGCCGCCGGTGTCAAACCAGCCGCAAGATGAGTCTTGGAAGCTGGCCCCGCCCATTGTGCCCATTACAGATTACGGCACCGTCACCTCAGTTGCTGCCACAACACCCTCGTTTCTGAGCGTCACCGGATCGCCGATCACAACCTCGGGCACTTTGGCGTTTGACTACTCAGGCGATCCGTTGCCGATTGCCTATGGCGGAATCGGCGCATCTTCGTTTAGCGGCGCTGATCTGCCGACATTAAGCGGTAACAACACCTTTTCCGGTGATATAACCACTACTGGGCAAAACAACCAGTTTACGGCGCTAACTTACGCGACAACCGATGGATCGGGCGGTGTAAACGCTTACTTTGGCGAAAATACCGCGTATGCGGTTGTCGGCGGGGCTAACGGCGTAGTTTTAGCCAGCGGCGGCTCCTATCCAGGCACAGGTATTTTCGCTGGCGATACAAATACTTGGCGTCCTACTACGGATAACACCCGCGCTCTAGGCACCGGCTTGTTCAGATATTCGGTGGTTTACGCGGGCACAGGCACGATCAATACGTCAGATGCAACCGAAAAGCAGCAAGTAAGAGTATTATCTGAGGCAGAACAGCGCGTCGCCAAGACCATTAAAGGGCTGATTCGGGCGTTTAAGTGGAACGACGCGGTGCAGGCCAAGGGCGACGCGGCGCGAACGCATATCGGAGTTATGGCGCAAGATGTGCAAGCCGCGTTTGCTGCCGAAGGACTAGACGCCTCTGAATATGGTTTATTTTGCTGCGATACTTGGACTACATCAAACGGAGCATCGCAAACGCGGTTAGGTGTGCGATACGACGAATTATTGGCTTTTGTCATCGCCGCACTTTGAGGATTGTTATGGCAACGAATCTCTCCCCCGCCCCGAAACTCCAGTTTTTTGGCTCTGACGGCTCTCCGCTGGCTGGCGGCAAGCTGTACTCGTACCAGGCTGGAACATCAACGCCGTTAGCAACGTATACCGATTCGACGGGCACCACCGCTAACGCCAACCCGGTCATCCTTGACGCGCGTGGTGAAGCGAACGTTTGGCTGTCCGATTCGGCGTACAAGTTGGTGCTAAAAACCAGCGACGACACGACGATTTGGACTGTCGATAACGTAAGCACCATGCAAGGAAACATCGACGTTGTGCAGGCTAATCTGGACGCTTACATCGCCAGTCTAGCCGCCTCGTCTGGTTCCTCACTGGTTGGTTTTATCCAGCCTAGCGCCGAAGCAACCGCTCGCACCGTCGAAGAGAAACTCAGCGATACGGTTAACGTATTTGACTTTGGTGCAGTTGGCGACGGTGTTACGGACGACACGGATGCAATTCAAGCGGCTATTGACGCGCTGCCAAGCACAGGCGGCGTGGTGTTCTTCAATCCAGGCACTTATCTGATTTCGTCCACGCTGACTGCTTCGACCGGCGTTTTGCTCAACGGACAAAACCGTACCGATTTGTCAGCGAACACGAACGGCAGCGGCAATAATAACGCGCAGCCGCGCATTTTGTGGGGCGGCGGCAGCGGGATCAGCGATTATATGTACATCATGGCCCCGGCTGTTGTGGGCGATGTCATCTGGGGCGGCGGCGCGGTCTACTTGGAGTGGGACGGCAATGCAAACGCGACCGGCGCAGTCATTCTTGATAACACGAAGTATTCGCGGTTCAACGGCAAAATCCGCAATGTCACCTATGCGGGCCTGATCGTTAACTCTACTTCGGGCGCGCCGTCGAACTTCTCAATGAAGAACCATATTGAGTCGTTGGAGTTCGTCTGGGGCGTTGCAGCGGCTTGCCAAAACGCGCACGGTCTTATTTTGGCCGGTAACGGATCGAACGTGCCCGCTACGCAGCAGTTTGTTGGCGACGTTTCAGGCTTAGTTTATAACGGCGACCTGGTTCGCATTTCAGAGACTGACAACGCGCAACTTCAATCGGTTCACGGCGTTGTTCAAAGTGGCGGTACGGGTTCTTCGCTGACACTGCTCAATGTCGGCGCGCAGCCGTCAAGTTACAACTGCTTCAATTATGTAGTCGGCCCCATCAAGCTCGATAACGGGCTAAAAGGCAACTTCTTTGCCAACTACAACAGCGAAGGCGGCGGCATTACGCAGCTTGCCGGGTCGTCCTCTTGGGATGGCGATCTAGTCGATTATGTCAGTGGCGAGCGGTTCACCTCGCACAAGTGGGCGCTGCGCGACAAGATTAGCCTGACCAACGCAAACTTTATCGGCGATAGTGGGATGACGACGGTGGCCTTCGGGCTGCAATGGAATACGTTGGCGTTCAGCGCCACCACTACACAGACCGCTGCGTGTGTGATTCCAGCCCCGTAATGGCTTGCGGACGGCTCGCTAGAAGGCATTGAGTTAATCGTCGGCGATAACGGCACTAGCGGCGGCAACTACGTTATCGAAGCGAGGCTGTCCACCGGAACCGGCGCAGCGATTGTCGTAACGCCCGAGCAAAC